TCTGTTGTTTTGATTAGATTGGATAGAAGGCTCTAATCGACCTCCCTACTAAGCGGCTAAGCGCTGTTCGAAGTGATTGTTGTTATTTGCAACTATTGTTTTTGAACTGTTGAGGTCGTATCTAACCTGCTTGCACTATTCCTCTTTATTACCTTGTCGAATCCATATCATCCCCTTGATTTCTTAATGATCATACCTAATGGAGTACCATTTTTGGCATCTAACCAAATTACAGTTTCTTTGCGCGCCTTGAACGAAGGCAAATTACTACGCTCAGTTCGACTATAATTTATTTTCTTTTTTGCAGCCTTGAGTGCTGCTTCTTCTGAAGAATGTTTGCTAATCAGGTCTCCCATAATATAGTGACCATTCCATTTATATACTTTCCACATATTTTCCTCGTTTAATAAAATAAAAGCCAGTGCAGTTACTTTTAGCTCCCTGCCTGCTATCTTACAGTTTTTTTGTTTTAAACCCTTTGTTTCGGAGGCACATGATAAGCATGGTGCCTCTCGTTTACCCATTATAACTGGCTAAGTTAAGAATGTCAAATATCAATATCAAATTTTTTACATGCCAATCTAAAATCAGCATAAGTAAGACCCAGGAACCTGGCGGCATCCTTCTTTGATCTTGTCGTAGAAATTGCAAACTTTAATAAGGCGTCTTTTACTATATAAATAGAATTTCGCCAAATGTCAAATCCATATAACCTATTATTAACATGGTTACATGCAAGTTCTAATTTTATAGCTATTAAATTTTCTAAGCTAATAGCATTGATAGCTACTAAAGTTTGATCAGTTATCAAAGCTTGATCTTTTAAACTAGTAATGATACTAGTATTAATAGTAGTTGATTTATTATCTTTAGTTTTATTAACTATCATTACTATCACATGCCAGCACAACTTTAGTTTACAGCTGGTTTCCTAATTTGTCAAGGACTTTTTTTAATTAAATTTCAATATCAAATTCTTGCTGATCACCAAGATCTCCATCTGCTTCTTCTGCGTCCTGCTTTGCATTATTGTAAGCTTGGTTAGTAGGCTCTGAAACTTCTCCAGAAAGCTCACCTTCAAATTTGTCAAAGTACAGCTTGAGATTAGCTATTAGGTAATCATAAAATAATTCTTGATCTTCTGGGTCTCCCAATAATTCATATGAATCAATTATTGTAGTCTCGATCTTCTTAAAGGATTGGTAAGCCATATTACGCCCAGTTTTATCACCATCGATGTCCGAACCAAAAGAATCTCGTGGATCAGGTTCCTCTTCTTCTTCTTCAGCTTTTTTCTCTGCGTCAGTTCTAATATCAATAAATTTGTCGTCATCATTATTAGCGCCAATATCAACGCCAACATCCTCTTCTATATCTAAGTCAATTTCCTGTAATTGCTCTGCATCTGAATCTAAGTCTAAGTCACTAGCATCATTATTAGCCTGTGCTGGTGTCAAGGTTCCAACCACAGCATTTACAATATGAGCACGAAAAGACTGTCTCTGTTCATTATTTGTGGTTAAAGACTTGTAATCTGTCTCAAGAACTGGTATAATCTTTTTAAGTAACTCTTCCAGAACATTAATTCCAGTAGACTTATTAGGAGCGGGATCAACGTCAGGTGTTGAAGCTTCAGAAATCATTGCTTTAATTTCATGTTGTACGAGCACCCCAACAAGCTCTTGTATTTTTTTACTTTTATTTGCCCTTTTGGCCTTGACATTTTGTATCAAATGTCTTATATTAGTTCTTAGAGTTTTCTCTTCTTGGTTCATCTTAATATGCCTCTTTCTTTAATTAGTTTCATAACTTCATTGACGATATCTAAATTTTCATCTTTCATAACAGTGGTCGGTTTTCTTTTTGTTTTTTTGTTCTTGGCCGGCTTATCCGACCCAGATGCCAAAGGGACTGGTGGGCCCACCATACCAACTGATGTAGATATTTCATCTACTTTGCCGCTCATCCCAAGTACTTTCAGTACATTATCGACATTTTCTTCACCAACAAAGTCTGCAATTTCTTCACGATTATTTTCAGGATCAGACAAAGCTTCACGAAAAGCGGTCGCGCTATATGCCTCATTACTGGGTCGTAGTGTGGGCTTTACCGCGGTAGATTCCGGATCTAACAATTCTACCCCAGGTTTTACATATTTTTCCGCACCGATCCATCGCCGCCAATCGTTGTCTTTTGTGCTAGCACCTAAAATAACTCTTGTCCCAGGACTCAGTGGACCCTCTTCTCCAACATACTCATACGCGGCATTGATTGGTGATGCATGGGTTGGCGAAATTTTGATTTCTACTTTATCGTCAGGTAAATCAGAAGCTAAAATTTGCCACAACTGTAAGGAATCATCGGCATTAATTTCTCTGCCAGGTTTTCCATCAGGGCTATCTGGTAATCTACGTCCGTTTTTGGTTGGTTTGGAAATAAGAACGATAACTTTTTCAGCCATTTCTGCATATTTTCGCACCATGTCCAGGTGCCCCTTGTGAGGTGGTTTAAATGCACCAGGAACAACAGCAACATCAGCAATTATATTTGAGTAATCCTCATCTTCTACTGGATCCTCGTCTTCATCTTCGATTTCTAAATCAATCTCATTGGGATCTTCACCCATCACAGGTAATGTTGGAGGATAAGGATCACTATTGGGCTCATCATTCATAAAAGCTTTTTCATTAACTTGACCAGCAAATTTATCACCTTTATCAACAGCAAAATTAGCACGACTAAACTCTAATCGATCGACAAATTTGATTCCATTTCCATCGTGATCTACCGCAACATACCCTTCAGGATTAGTCGCCACTAAATCACCCGATCCATCATCAACAAAATGTTTTGTATTGTAGACAGCATTGTTATATTTTTCAATAAAAATATTCTTTGCTTCAAACAACAAGCGACTCACTCTAAAAATGTTTAGTATATCTTCTTTTCTATTATTGAAAGATTGTAGTGCCTGTTGGGCATTTTGAGAAGCTCTTTGTTTACCTTTATCACTCTTCAAATTATTAATTTTCTTTTGAGCGCGTAATGAATACCAATTAAGAAAACCGTCAAACGATTTTTCTGCATTGCTGAGAAAACTTCCAGACTTAATTTCGCTATTTATATAAATATTTAAAAAGGCTGCTGGTAAATCGTCGTAGTTAATATTTTGATTTACTGCGTCCGATTCATTGACCAGTCTGATAACCTCCGATTCTTCATCATCTGTGAGCGTCACAACACCGGTGTCGTCTGTAAAAAAAGCATCATCATACCATACGCCCGGAACTTCATTAAGATTGCTCACATCGGCACCAAAGCTAGCTCCGCTATCTAAACTCTCGTATGTTGTATGGAAAACAATACCAAATTTAGATTTTCCAATTTGTTCTCCTAAATCAGATCTTACTGGTACTGCATAAACAATAGTATTGGGTTTAAAACGGTAGTGCGCTTCACCATCTATATCAACTACTTCTAACATCTCATCATCAAACATGAAATCGCCTTGTAGTATGTTATTGATCCCAAGAGAAGGCAAGTATCTTAGAGCCTTAATTAATTTATCTACAAGCCCTGGGGCATGTCCATGATTTTTAATAACATCTTCTTTGGTGTAATTAATTTTCGGAACTTTATTGAATATTGATTTCGTGCCTACAAAAAATTTACCATTATCGGGATTGACTCCAGCAAAAATTGCCGGCGCGCCATCCCATTTAACTGATGTCTGTATACTAGAATCGGTATTGCCTTTTAATGTTTCTAAAAGTTCTAACAGGAAAGCCCGGGCCATATCATAGCCGCGAGCCCCCTGTGTTAAAACTAACTCTTCCAAATGGGTAAGGTGTGTGTTGGCTTTGCCCATTTTAATCTTCCTTGTTTTCTTCTAACAAATTGAGTTTTTCTTGAAGGTTCATATTTTCATTTAACATTCGGCGTGCATACTTACGGACTTCGCTAATATGCTGCTTGGCTAACTGGAGTCTTCTTTTTTCAGAAACCGTGCGAGGCTTAAGATTGGAAATTATTTCTTGGAGACCTTGAATATAGGTAAAAATGGTCTTCTCGTCCAGATTCTCGTTAACTAAAAAATTTCTCCACTCATTATCTAATGACATACTTGTTCCTTCCGTTATTGTTGAAAATAACAGGTCTTTGATAAAACGGTTTTTAAGTTTTTTAAGCTCAATTTTTATCTTTACCTGTCATTTTATCATTATCCTTTGCGTTTTTGTAATGCTTCTTTGATTGCCTTCTTAACAGCTGCTTCTAGAACTTCCTTACTAATCTTACCTTCACGCGCGCGCTTATCATCGCTGCGACCTTGTGTTGCAGCTGCTGTGCCCCTGCCACGTGCTCTTCGCTCTTCGATGTCTTCATCTTCGCCTTCTTCGATAGTTTCGTCGTCTTCGTTAACAGATTCTTCTTCCAAAGTCTCCTCATCTGCAGTAACAGACTCTTCCTTAACGTCAACTTCTTCTTCGACGGTATCAGTAGTAGCTTCTACTTCTTCCTCTCGAACCTCACCGGGCCCATCAAACTCTTCAAACTCTTGAAGTGTATTAAATTTAAAACCCCACGCTTCTGATAAAAGTGTGGTTAGTTCTTTGTTTTTCCAATCTTTTGTGCTCATCTTATTGTCTCCTTTTTGTAGATGTTCATAATAAATAGTACCTTTACAACTGTCTTCCCAATCTCGAAAAACAATTGAGGCTTGGTATGCCTGTATTTCCATAGTTCTTAGGTGTGGATCACTCTGAGCATAACCTTGTTCACCTAAACCATTGGCGCTATCAAAGTCTCCATTACATTTTTGAGTATGGTGCATTAATTCATGAGACAGAGAACGCATAATATCTTTTGGGTGTCTTTTACCGATGTAAACTGTTATTGCTTCATTAGCTGGATCGTAAAATCCAGTTTTGCCCATCGGATTATCTGCCTCAGTTGCATCATTTTTTAAAAAAAGTTTTGGAACACGATTAAAACCCATTTCTTTTTGTGCGAATGGCATAAATTGTTTAATCAATGATTTCAGCACATCAATCATTTAAAAACACCTCTTTTTGATCATTAGAATACCAAATATACTCTAAATAGTTCCCAAATGGGTCTTTTACATAAACTCCTACAGTTCCATCACGATGTTCTATAACTTTACCTTTATTAATGGGTAAATCTTCTTTGTTTTTAATCAATATAGCGAAATGAGCATGCTTATAGTGTGCGCTATCAATAAGTGCAATGTTTGTATTATCAACTGAT